TGATGGTGGCGCGAGTCCACAATCAGCAGACGAGTCGCAAGACGTTGAATCGCACCAGTTACAAACCCGTCCCTCCGGTGCATCTCCCCCCGTTGTACCCATGCGATTTAACCTCATCTCCAATCTGACCAACGGGTGCGGGCTGCAACAGGATTACCTGTTGCTGAAGTCGGCCTTGGAAGCCCGTGGGCATTCGGCGTATGGCATTCAGTTCAATCACAAGCCCTTGCTGGTGAAGCCTGCGGATGTCAATATTTTCTTGGAAGTGGTGGTGCCTCAGGTGTTTACGGCGGCTCCGAAACAATGGGCCATTCCCAATCCCGAATGGTGGTTTGCCGGGTGGGATGCGAGTCCGTGGGATCGGGTGTTCGCCAAGACGCACGATTGCGAACGGATTTTTCGGGAGAAGGTTGGGAACCGGTGTGAATATCTGGGGTGGATGGCCCGTGACCTCTACCACGAGGGGATTCAGCGGGAACGGAAGTTTTTGCATGTGGCCGGGAAATCCCGGTTCAAGAATACTGCGGCAGTGGTGACAGGATGCCGCATGGCGGGTGTGCCGTTGACGGTCGTAAGTGCCTTTCCTCCCTACACCCGAGTCTCCGATTATACGCTTATCCAATTGATGAATTCTCATTTCTGCCACGTCATGCCTTCGGCCTACGAAGGGTATGGGCACGTGTTGCATGAGGCGTTGGGGACCGGTCAGATTGTCATTACGACCAATGCCCCACCGATGAATGAAATTACGCCCGCGATCTACGTGCCGAGTGTGGCGACGACGGCGCATCATTCCGGGTGGTTGCACCGGGTGGACGCTCAAGCTGTCGCCAAGGCGGTGCAGGAAGTTTCGGCGTACTCCGATGACGAGGTGAAGCAGCAACAGCGTCAGGCCCGAGCGTCGTTTCAGCAGAGTCAACAGGCGTTTGAATACGCCTTGGATCACGTGGTGGGACACGCATGAAGTGGCAGTGGTCTGGTACGGCTGGACTGGATTTACATGAGGCGTTGCGGGCCGCATGTGCGTTCATCAAACCCGTGAACAGTTATCTGGAAATTGGGGTGGATGGCGGCGGATCCCTGAACACGGTGCTCTGTGAAGGTCGCCCCGAGCGGATTGTGCTGTGTGATATCTGGGATCCCACTTACTGCGAGCACGGAGACGCCAAGCCCCGTGTGCTGGAAATCCTTGACTTCTTCGAAGCCACGGCCCGATTTTTGGATGGGGATTCGAAACGGCTCATTCCCACGTTGAAGGAGTCCTTCGATCTGGTGACTGTGGATGGGGACCACAGTCCAGAGGGAGCCTATATCGATCTGTGTAACGCATGGCCCCTCGTGAAAGTCGGTGGCATTTTGGTAATGGATGACATTCACCATCCGAATTACCCGTGGCTCAAGCAAGTCTGGGAAGGCTGTCTGCAACAGTGGCATCTCCAACAGTGGCGGTTGGAACGCATCATCGAACAACACGGGGGCTGTAACGCCGACATGGTGAAGAAGATCGCATGAAACTGGAATTGGGGCCAAATGGTAGCATTTGAGAATTTAACAGGGCACCGATTTGGCCGTCTTGTGGTGTTGGGGCGTGCTGGTACTGATAAGAACGCTTTTGTTCTTTGGAAATGCCGGTGCGATTGCGGGAAGGTGGTGGATCGTGTTAGGACTCCCGGCTTAAAGAAGGGCAAAGCTAAAAGTTGTGGGTGCCTGAATAGGGAGAGAGTGCGAGCATTACACGCAAAGAACGCCAACGAAATGTCAGCTTTGCGTAGGTTGTATTACGAGACGGGAGCCTCCGCACGCCAGAGGGAGCTTAGTTTTACACTAACCCTTGAAGTTTTTATTGAGTTGGTAAAGTCTGATTGTGTTTATTGTGGAGCACCACCATCGAGAGTATTCAGACGAACGAATAAGGGTGGAATGAAGGCCCATTCGTTATGTGTGGTGAACGGGATCGATAGACGAGACAATCAGTATGGATATGAAACGCTCAATTGCGTGACTGCCTGCGAGCTTTGCAATCGAGCCAAGTCTGCGATGGGGGAAGTTGAATTCGTGGCTTGGATTGATAGATTGGCGAGGCACCGAAAATTCGATTAGAACTTGGTTGCGGAAACCACCCGACACCGGGCTACCTGCATCATGATCGGTGGGTGCATTCACCGCACATCGATATTGCCTTTGATCTAGATACGTTTCCGTGGCCCGTCGAGGACGGGTCCGTCGAAATGCTCCTTGCCACAGACGTGTTCGAACATCTCAAGTGCGACGTGCAGACATGGTTGGATGAGTGCTGGCGAATTCTCAGACGACAAGGCGTGCTGAGCATGCGCCTCCCTGCGTATGACAACCCGTATAGCTGGCGGGATCCCACGCACCAACGGGTGTTTCATCAGGAATCGTTTCTTTACTGGTGCCCCCAAGCGGAGGGCACAGTATGGAAGGATTTTGGGCGCTACTACTTCGGTCCTGCGTATCAGAAGTGGTGGCGGCAGCAGTCCGTGATTCGTGAAGTCAAAGACTGGCGTTTTACGCTATGCAAGATGTCGTAATCATCCCTACGTATGACCGGCCTGAACTGTTGTGGCTTTGTCTGGATTACCTGTCTAAGTGTCCTGATAGCGTGCATGTGCCGATTCGGATTTACGTGGATGCTCATATCGGACAGCCGCCCCCGCCACGAGAGGATATTACGGCGGTGGTTGAGAAGTTTCCCACGCTCTCCATCCAAGTGGCCTATCGCGCCTCCCATCCCTACCCCGGCAACAGTCATAACGTCCTGATGGCCTACAAGGATGCCTACGAATCGGAAGCGTCCTACGTCTTTCTCGTGGAAGACGATGTGCTAATTCATCCGCAGTTTTTTACGTGGCACCGGTATGTGCAGAACGGGAGTAAAGCCATCGGGTGCAGTATTGCGGTGACGAATCCGGGGCATGGCGCGTATGCGTCGTTGGGCGTGTGTTTCAAGCGGGAGCGGCTTCAACTGGTGATGCCCCACTGCAAAGCCGCCTATTTTCAGGATATGCGGGGGTATTGTCGTGCCCATTTCCCACCCTCACGGTTTGACTGTGAACAGGATGGGTTATTCGCACGAGTGCTGGCAGGCCATCCGGTCGTGTGGGCAGGCACCCCCTACGCACAGCATGTGGGATGGTACGGGTATCACCGTCCGAGAAGTGTCCGACCACAGGGCACCTTAGAAGATCGCTATTTTCAAGTGAAGCAGGCGTTGCGAACCACGCAATCCATCCGGAAAGTCTCGCGTGATTTCAGGGATATCCAACCGTTGACGTAACCTCAACCGCTGCAACCAATTGCACGAAAAGTCCGTTGACTTTGGGGGGTGGCCCCCTTACAGTATCTGTTGCAGCCGAATAGGTTGCCCCTATCAAGGAGTCATTGCTATGGGGATGGTAAATGTACGAAACTTGGGGTTTGGTGGATCAGGGATTCCTGACACTTTGCCTCAGGCGATTGCCGAACTACAGGGCATGAGACAATCCGTCGTGAACGGGGCGGCGGCTGGCACCGTCATCGTGGTGCCGGGAATGGACCCCGAGGACAGCGTGGGAGCGGTGGTGGATCTGACTACGCCCGCCACGATTGATCCGGCTACGGTCACTGTGGCGGAGAGGAATGCCTCTGCCACGATCACGGCGCTTACCACTGCCGCCGATGGCGACAAGGTGATCGTCAACGGCAAGACGTACACGATCAAAGATGTGGTCGTGAACACCAGCTATAACGCGCCCCCCTTCGTGGTGCCGGTGGACATTACGCCGAGCGGCAACGACGCGGAGATTCTGGCGGATCGTCTCGCCAAGGCCATCATGTCCGGGGACAGCACCCTGACCACTTCCGTGGGACCGAATGCGGCGTCTCCGCCCGCCCGTGTGGTGGTCACTGTGAAGGTGCGGCAACCCGGCACCGCAGGCAACTCGTACACCCTGTCCGAAGTCGGCAGTGCCGTGACCGTCTCAGGTGCGAATTTCACCGGAGGTGTGGCGGCGGCATCGGCTGGTTTTTCCAGCAGCGTCAACACGTCGGGCAAGAAACTGCTGGTGACGTGGTACGACCGTCATCCGGGTGCTGCCACGGCTCCGCTGATGGTGGAGTCGGAGGACATCGCATCTCCGCCCGAAGGTGACGATCTTCAGTCGCCGCCGGAGCCGAACACTCACGCGAATCTGCACATGCCGGATTCGCCTAACAAGAAGCCCGTCAGGAAGTAAACTGGCCGTAGCTAAGGAGAATCAGCATGAGCACTTTTGATGCGGCCAACTGGTACTTCAGCGGCCAAGGGGTGATCATGATCGGGCGTCGTGACCCGATCACGGGCAACCCGATTGGGCTGAGGCCAGTGGGCAACTGCCCGGAGATGCGCTTGACGGTCGCTACCACCGTCGTCAACCACAAAGGTTCGCAGGATGGACAGCGGGCCACCGATGCTCGACTGCAAACCGAAGTCAACGTGACGGCCTCGTTCACGTGCGAGAACTGGAATGCCCGGAACCTTGCGGAAGCCACTCGTGGGTCCGATACGCTGATCCCGGCAGGGTCCGTGGTCAACGAAGCGGCCAAGGCGTTCCCCGGACTGGTGACGGCCCTCCGGTACATCAAGGTCAACGGTGTCGTGGTCAAGAAGGGCGCGACCACCCTGACCAAGTACACCGATGGCACCGTGCCGTGGGATTACAAGCTGAATCCCGAGGCCGGTTCCATCATGTTCAACGACGGGGATCTGATGGACTTCGCGGGGTTCGTGCCCTCGTCGCCGCCGGATCCTGATGGGGATGATCTGACGGTGAGCTATTCGTACGAGGAACAGTACCTCGTCTCGTCTCTCACCCGTCCGATCACCGACAACTGGCTCCGCTTCGAGGGTCTGAACACCATCGAGGAGAACAGCCCGGTCATCGTGGACGTGTTCCGCTTCTCCAACGATCCGCTCAAGGAACTGGCGCTCCTGTCCGATACCTTCGGGCAGTTTGTCATCGAGGGATCGGTGCTGAAGGACGACACGCGGCTGAGCGGCAGCAACTATTTCAGCATCAAGAAGCTGAAGGCACAGCCTGACAATCTCGTCAACTAACGCCGCATCGTGATCGGGGGTGACTCCTCAATGGTGGGGAGTCACCTTCCGTGTCGAGGCCAGAAGACAAGGAGTGGATATGGCCCCCAAGCAAGTTGTCAAAATAACGGACCTCGCACAACTTAGCCGTCCTGTTGACATTTCCGACGACAAACAAATCATGGTCCGCGCTCTCAATTTGCGCGAGATGGTGACGTTGTTTGTGGATTCACGGGATGTGTTCCTTCCGCTGTATGCCGCAGGCGTCGAAGGACGCATGAACCCGGATGATTTAGCGCCGTTTCTGCTGTCCGCCCCACAGGTAGTCGCCCAGATCATTGCGATGGCCGGGGATGAACCGGAATCGGCCTCCACTGTTGAAAAACTCATGCCTGCTACGTCGCAATTGATTGCATTGTCGGAGATTTGGCGAGCGTCGGTACCGGATCAAAAAAAAGCGAAGCAACTGTTATCCGAGGTGACGGCGCTAGTGCAAAAGCTATCCGAAAAAGGCGAAAACTTACTCCAGAAGACGCCTTCTCTCATGGACTCGCCGCCTCTGTAGAGGTGTTGGTCGCCAATGGGCATCGTCCTGCGGAAGTCTGGGGTTATAGTTTGCGGGTCATTGATGCCTATATCGAATTGATTGCTCAACGTCTTCAGCACGAGTTGCATGATCTGACCGTGGCAGTTCGACACTCTCAAGGAACGGACGCAAAGGTGTTTCGTCAATTTTTAGAGAGTTTGCAGGGAGACGAGTAATGCCCCCGACCTCCGCCGCGATGGAACTGAAAGTCCTGATCAGCGTGCTTCAGAGCGGCAATGCGCTGAAGACGCTACTCGGGCAGGTCAATCAGCTATCGTCGGCGCTGACCACTCTCCAATCGAAAAGTAATGGGGCACAGCCTCCCGGTATTCCTCCGACACTCAAGCCCCGTGCTGATGAAGCTACCAAGTCCCTGCTGAATATTGAAGGCGCGGCGAATAAGGTTACGAATGCTCTCAAGTTTATGGTCGGGGGGTTTCTGGCCCTTGAGAGCGTACGGTTCGTGAAAGATTTGGCGGATGCGGCGGCGAGAGCGGAGGTGTTGCAAACTGTTCTGCATGTGGTGGGGAACAACGCCGGGTACATGCGAACGGAATTGGATGCTGCTGACAAAGCGGTCCAGAAGCTCGGAATCACGGCGTCGGCATCTCGTCAGGCGTTGACCCAAGCGATTCAAGCCGGGATCCCCCTTGCCGATGTGACCAAGTTGGCGCGGGCGGCTCAGGATACGGCGGTCATTCTCGGGACGAATTCATCAGAAGCCTTCCAGCGGCTTGTGACAGCGGTGCAGACCAGTAACACCCTGATGCTTCGGCATATGGGGATTACGGTGCAAGCGCAAGCTGCGTACGACCGGTTTGCCTTATCGATTGGAAAGACCGCGAGTCAGTTGACCGCTCACGAGCGAGTGCTGGCGTTTTCGAACGCCACATTGCGGGAGGCCGCGAAACTCCAAGGCACGTACGAAGCCGCAATGGGGAATGTCGGTAAGCAACTGACTTCTCTGGATCGGTTGCAAGAAAACCTCAAGGTATCGTTGGGCGCGGGACTGTTGCCTGCGTATTCAGCGTTAGTCGAGGAACTATCGGAATTTCTGAAGTATCTGGGCCTGACCACTGACGAAATGGGTGGGCAGACCAAAGCCGCACGGGATCTTGGAGCGACCATCAAAGATTTGGCCCATAGTTTTTTTGAAATTGGGAAATTTTTGATTGAGCACAAGGGTGTGGTGTTGGGGGTGATCGAAGCCTACTTCGTCTTCACTCGTGTGCTTCCGTGGATACGAAGTTTGGTTGCTGCGCTGCCCGCGTTAGAAGCCGCTATAGCCGGAGTAGCGGGCGGCGGAGCCGGTCTGGTCGCGGCCTTAGGCGGATGGCCCGTCATTATTGCCGGAGTGATTGCCATTCTTGTTGCACTGGCGGCTCAATTCCCCACAGTCCGGGCGGGATTGCTCAGCGTGTGGTATGCCTTCTTGACGGTGCTGACCGTCATTGGGGCTGTGGCGAAAGCCATCTTCGGGCTGATTCCCCTGTTGAATACGCTGAATGATGTGTTGATCCATCCGTGGAGAGCCGCTGATTTGGCAGCGGCATGGAAACAATGGGAGGACACCGCGAAGCAGTCGATGGACGAGGTGGTGGCTTATGCCAAAAAAACACAGGAGCAAGTTGGTAAAGCCTTAACTCCTGAAACACCAGAACAGGCGGCAGCACGAGAAAAACAGGCCAGAGAAGACGACATTGCCAAGGGCCGCGTCGAAATTGCCAAACTCATGGCGCAGGAGGCGGATGCGAAAGAGCGATTGGAGAAGGCCCAAACGCTTGGGGGAGGAAGTAAAGTCACGGATCTTGAGGAGGCGCTGAAACGAGTCCGAGAGGAACTAGGCAAAGCGCAAGCGGCCCAAGACAAACTGTATGGGGCGGGCGGGTATTCCCCCGAAAGTATCGAGCGGGAAAAGAAGATGGTGGCGGTGCTGGCTGAAGAACAGAAAGCCCGCTATGACATGGAAGGGATTGAGGAAGCCAGATCCAAGAGTCGATTTACCTACGGGGCGGAAGGGGAGTTGAGTCGAAGTTTTGGCTTACAGATCGGGCAATATAGCGAATTGCTGAATGGGTACGTCAATAAAACGAAAGATGCCAATGTTACGACCGCTGAACTGACTACCAATCTCGAAGAAGCTGGTAAAGCGGCCCAAACTGCGGGCGATTTGAAGCTGCTGACAGCGGCGGTGAATGACCTTCTGAAAAGTAACAAAGAACTGTCCGCCGAAGAACGTTCGCGTGTCCGGTCAGCCCTGACAACAGGGCGTTTGCAAGTGGAGCAGGCAACGCTGGCCCGAACAAATGAAATTTTCCAACGTCAACAAGCCTTGCGGAATGAAGCCAACAAGCAGACTGATCAGCAGCTACAGCTTGAGTTGACGCAGTTACAGACTCATAACGCTCAGACACAGGCTCTCGAAGATCAGGCGTACGCCCGTGGAGCCATTTCCCTCCAAGATTATTACGATCATCGTGCGGCCATCATTGAGGCGGAATACCAGAAACAAAAACAAGTTGCAGAGACAGACTTACAGCAAGCGATTACGAGGCCCGTGCGAAACGTGCAGGAGGAAGCTGCTCGGGCTACAGAGGTTCAAGCGGCCCGGAATCGTTTGGCAAAATTGGAAGACGATACCGAGGGGAAGCGGCAAGAGAACCGGATCAAACGGGATCAGGAACGTACGTCGATTAACAACGAGATTCTGGATATTCAGCGGGAAATTGCGGAATACGAGGGAGACGAAGCGACCGTTCTTGAAGTCCTGAATGCGAAGTATCAGGACCGATTAAATAGGCTCAAGGATTCAAAACCGGAAGCTCGGGAATTGCTACGGATTCAACAGACCATCGAAGAATTTGATATTGCCCGAGAGAATCGTGAAAAAAGGGCACAACCCATCTTTGATGAGTTGGCGGCTCGGAAACAGACGCTGGATCTGGAGCAGAAGCAAGCCGATCTTGAGAAAATTCGTGTGGATGCGCTGGAGAAGTCTGGGAATCTGACGGCGACTCAAGCCGCCCGTGCTCGCAATCAATTGCTGCAACAACAGGAACAGCGGGTCTACCAGCAGGGGTTGAACGAAGCCAATAAACTCCGGCAGACGAGTATTCGGTTAGCTGAGGAGGAGGCGGCCAAACGGAAGGAGTTGGAGAGTATTGGTGTTAAAGATTCTGGACAGATGGAATTGCTGCTGTCTCAGGACAAAGCGATTATCAAACTGCGTGAGGATTTCCGCCAAGGGAAGATTGCCGTTCAAGATTTCGAAAATCAGATGGCGGCTCTCGCTACGCAAATCGAGCGGTCTGGGGATCAAATTCGAAAAGCTTTCCAAGATGGGTTGGGGAAGGCCATCAACGATTCAATTTACGGGATCAAGAAACTCGGAGA